AAGTTTTTACTCTCATTAGCATCTTTGCATAAAATGTAGTTTTCAGATTTGCAGTAGACAACATAGGGATCATCTAAGCGTTCGAAATTTATCACATCGCCGAGTTTTATATCTGACAAATCTTCAGTTTTTAAAATATCCATTATATTAATAATCCTATTTTCAAACAAAAAACATAGTAGGTGCGCCAGTGTTTGGAATATTAACTGGCGTCTATCAGATTGCATACTTTACGAACAGCATCGGCGGGACAAGTGGAAAACGCTATCTGTAAGTGACCATCTTTTAAGCCTTGCTTAATAACGTGACCTGCTGCGAGTGCCTCATTATCACCCGCATCAATCCAATTGACGGCCTCTATATATTTATCGTCGCCTTGGTCTTCATCGGCGACACAAATCCAACCCCAGTCGCTATTAAATTGATTGTATCGGTCTTGACCTATATAAAAAGCGCAATGGCTGTATTTCATATTCTATCCTTACTTAATATATTTGGTGCCGTCGTAAGAACCTTAGTCGCCTAACAAAATAACATCGTTTTCAAAAACACTATCAACAGGCTCAGGCATTGCGCTACCAAATATACCCATCAACTGCCATAACAGCATAGTGTGATACCCATTATTATCAGCTTTGTTATCCCTGCGTGTTACCGCCCGCATGTATTCGTATTCAGGCTCACCATTAACAAAGAGAATGCTATCGAAATGATTTTCCAGCACTTCATTCCCGTATCTTGTTAGCCTCACCTTTACTTTGTCATTGATACTAAATTTATTCATGATAGCCCCATTTACTTATGCCGAATGCTATAGCATCTTATCATTAAACAAAGAACATAATAGGCGTTCCGCTGCTTGGCGGCTCGGGGTTGAGACTCATAAGCGCGACAGCGTTTAGCATGCCGATTACCGGATCAATTTTTGCAGTGCCCGATTCAGCTTTACTGATCATCGTACCACTACCTCTGACCACAGTTCGCGCATTGCCCATCGACCAAGTCATCAGCGGTTGGTTTGCGTGTACCATGTGCTTTCTTGCAATCTTGTTTTCCGATGTTTTGATATAGCCCGACATTCTAAAACCTTGACTGACGCCTATTATCTTGTCGGCGGGTATTTCTACCGCATCCAGCTCTTCTATGAGCGTGCCAATGCCGACCGGGTCAAGCCCGATTTTGTCAAGTTTTCCGCTGTCAAATATTTGTTTGCAGATTTGCGCAAGCTCGGCAGTTTCATCACCGATGTTTTCAACGATAACTAAGTCGCCGTCTTTCTCAAATCCTTCCAGCGTCGGGGCAATAGACATGCGCCGTTCCAGTGCGATTTTGTGGCACCAAGCGCGTGACCATATCCACCACGGTTTGACTTGCACTTTCTTTTTGCTGATTGGGTCCTCGTATTCTCTGATGACGTTTGGTAATCGTCCGAGTACGCCGAGCCCTAATAAGTCATCCAGTCCGCCGCCATCAACGCCGACGGTGATAATCTCTGACGCTTCGATTAATTCTTCAAGCGTGAAAGGTTCCTTAGCAGCGGCGGCAGGCCAAAACTCAACGGCGGCCCAACGATTGGCGCGTAGCGATATGCCGATTTGTACGTTTAAATGTTTTGCGGTGAAGTTTTGCAGCTCTTCTTTGCCTTCCTCAAATGCTTTTTTAAATTCGCGCGTGATATATTTTACGCTGACTGACGCACCTAAATTGGGGTTGGTTATATACCAATTTTCATGGTTTAAATAAAGCTCATTGTCTAAATATTTTTGTGGGTACTCATAAAGCAAACCCAAGAATTGCTCATCAATCGTTTTACCGTCACGTACTGCCCGGGCATAATCTAGTTTTTGTTTGAATACGCCGCTTGGCTGCTCATCCGGCATGGTGCTTAGATAAACAATAAAGCCTTCGGGTCGTGATGCCAGTCCGCCGGTTGCTTCGCGTAACATTGATGCCGCATTTGCGCGTTTGCCAAACAGCCATAGCTCATCGACTAGAATGTAACTGAATTTACTGCCGCCGAGGGTGTCCGATTCTGCCGCATAAACCTTTAAAGTTGAGTTAGTGCCTAAATGCGTGATGGTTCGTGTGTGATCCGACACGTTAAACATGGCCGACAATTCAGGGTCGGCAGCAATCATGTCACGCGCAGGATTGTAACTGTTGTTTGCAACCTCTTTGGTCGGTGCAATAATTGCCAGTTCAGCGCTGTCACGCTCATTTAAGATAATTGCAGTCATCATGATGGCAGCTGCGAGCGTAGACTTGGCGTTTTTCTTAGCGATTAGCAGCATAAACTCGCTGATAAGCCGCTGACGGGTTTCCATGTCGTAAGCGCCAAATATAGCGGCTACAAAGTCGCGCGCCCATTTGCGGGTTACTTCGCCAATCGTGGGCCTACCAATCACGTCTACTAAGATTAAGCTGTCAAATATTTTTAGTGCAGTATCTGCCACGGCCTGATTAAGCGGCTCACATGGCATAAGCGAATCACCGGCAACTATACGCTTTTCCCAATCGGGCAAGGCTGTTGACCAGGTGTATATCATTTTAATCACTCAGCGGCAGGCGGCTTAACTTTTGTGTAAGGGGTTGATGATCGTGCTGGTCTATCAGAGTTGTGAAGAGGAAACTTGTGACAATCCCATTCGCATTGACGCCTACTTCCAAACAACAACCGGAATATTTTTAATAACATAAAAAACCTTATTGGGTAGTATCGGTGACCAGCATGTCTGGCTGGTTGCTAAGCGTTGCAAATCTACCAGTCGTGGTTGCTTTCTTAGCATCATCCACAGCGCCCTCTTTCTTGCCCTTCGGTGCGATTTTAGCTTCTTCATATGCTAGCGCTGCCACAGCTGCTTGCACCCTAACTTTAATTGGCTGACCAATATCATTATAAGTCGTTGCCAAAAAATCTAGGGCATTTACGATGCTGCCGACTTGCGGGGTTAGAGTATCCGTGCTGATATCCTTGCCCTGCTTGCGCATCGAATGGATGTGATTAAATGCTTTGAGCTGAGCAATGCGAGTTTGTATTTCGGGATTATTATCCATGCGGTAGGCTTGGCGTGATGCGTGCTCGGGGTTGTACTCGGCTTTTTTAGCGGCGTCAATTGGCTCCAAACCGTCAGCCACGGCATGGCAATACGCTTCTTGTTTTGGAGTCATAATTGATAACCTTTAGTTATGGATTTTAGTGTTCGGACTTCTACGACATTTTTTGTCTAATAACAATTTTTTTTGCGCGTGGGAGGGGGAGTGGTGTCCGCTGGGTTTGCCCAGAAATAAAAATGACGCCCCCCTCCCTTTTTCCTGAGAAATAACCTAAATTTCTTGGCTTTCGGCGTGTGTTTTCGGCTTATGACAAGTGGTGCAAATGGTTTGGAGGTTGTGATCATCGTCAGTGCCACCTTTGGCAACGTTAACGATATGGTCCAACTCAAGGTCACCGCCGACACGACCACAAACTTGGCAGGTGAACTTATCGCGGGTGAATATCTGTTCACGAAGGCGACGCCAAGGGCGGCCGCCGCGTCCGTGTCCCCATTTAGATTTGGGTTGGTGGGTATCGCTGACAGCTTTGGTGCCGATAGTACCGAGACGTGGGCGTAGGGTTGTGAGCGCCATGCTTTGTTGCCTCCAATAAAAAGCCCGCCGTAGCGGGTAGGAAAAAGGAAAGCCCATATCGGGGGATATGGGCTTAGATGGTAATGTTAGTTTGTCTTTGTGCAGGAGCTTCGATTAAGAGTAAATCATAGGTTAAACTGGCCGGATATTCAATGCCATTTTGTCAGCCCTCTAACTGCTCATCTATCGCAGCCTTTACTGCGCTTGCGTTTGACCGGACATTATCAATGACAAAATTAACCTGCTTGCATAGTTGATTGTCTTGCCAAGTAGATTTAGCAATACCAGCGAATGCGGCACGTTGATTACCTGACCACGCATGCTTATCCGTGTCATAGGTTGGGTAGCTTAACTCAGTCAATGCAGTGCAAACAATAGCATTGATATACTTAGGTTTGATGCATTGGGTGAGTAGCTGACGATAGTGTCCAGTAAGGCGTTCATTTAATAACTCTGACTGGCTGTCAATAAAGTGGTAGCAAGTCGTCTGTAACTCACTGACCCTGGCGTAACTCTCTGCTGCTGCACGTAAATAAGTCTGTTTCATAT